AGATCGCTTGTAATAATGCTTTTCCACGTAGACTCAGTGTTTTCATTGTATTTCTCCAGAACTGTTTCCAATGTTTTGTTCTTAATAAGGTGTGCGCCGACACGAGTACGATGAACATAAGCATTAGATTTAATAGGCTCAACGCTAGCACTACATCCACAAATAATAGAACTGTTTGCATTGGGAGCGATAGCAAGTAAATGGGCGTTACGCCTCCCTGTGCCTTTCATATCCGGGGCTTCGCCACGTTCGATAGCAAGCCTCTTAGTAGCAAACACCGCTTCGTTTTTGATGTATCTGAACATTTGATAATTGTGGCTTGCCGCTTGCCAAGACTCCCACGCCACTCCCTTTTGTTGTAGGTAATCGTGAAAGCCCATAGCACCTAACCCAATGGAACGCTCCATGTAAGCACTGTATTTGGCTTTCTCTAACTCTTCTGGAGCGTGTCGGATAAAGAATTTAAGTACGTTGTCCAAGAATCTGACCAAGTCTTGTACCATTCCGGTGTCCCGCCACTCGTCATATTTGGCGAGGTTGACGGAGGAGAGACAGCAAACTGCTGTGCGTTCTGCGCTAGTAGCGAGATGGATTTCTGAGCAAAGGTTAGAGCCATTAATGCTGAGTCCAAGTTGTTTTTGGCTATCGGGTAGACTCCTGTTTGCTGTGTCGATAAAGTTGATGTAAGGCTCACCAGTTCTGAAACGAGTTTCAAGTATGTCTGTCCACAGTCTTTGAGCTTGGACTGTAGCTCTTGTAGCTCCTGTGTGTGGGCATTTGAGTTGCCATTCTTTTCCATTTTTTACAGCCTCCATAAATTCATCTGTAATATTAACTGCATTGTGAATGTTAAGGCATTTACGATTTTCATCACCGCCTGTTGGTTCACGACACTTTAAAAACTCTATTATGTCAGGGTGAGAAACATCCATGTATGCGGCATAACTTCCTTTTCTAGTCTTACCCTGTCGATATGCTTGCATTTCAGAATCGATTACTTTCAGAAAAGGTATTATGCCGGGAGCTTTATCACTTACAGGGCGAACGTCTGACCAATGTCCTCCCACGCCGCCACCTTTTACAGATAGCCATGCGACTTCAGAATTGTGAGATATAAGGGAATCCAGATTGTCACCAATATAAGTAAGAAAACAACTGATAGGTAGACCTTTTGCGCTTTGCCCATTTTCGGGTGCGTTACTGAGCACAGGGCTAGCAAACATAAACCAACGCTTGCTAGCATATTCATAAATACGTTGAGCAAAATCATAATCTCCCTCGCAATACGCTAACGCCGCACGGGCAAACGCCTGTTGTGGTGACGTTTCTGTGGGCAACATGTAAAATTCTTTTAACAAAACTAAAGCTTGTTCAGAAAACTCTCTATCTCGGCTGAAGTCTAATTCCATATCCACCTCTAGCTATTCTCATCCAATTCTTTTTCTGCACGAAGGCAATACCATTCGGCTTTGCCCATGTTCATTTGAGGTGTATCTTTATCATTCACCCGCAACAAATATTTTAAAGAGTTACCTATCAAGTAACCCTGAAATTGTTCAGGTGTAAGTACGTCTTTGATAATATCAATAGCTTCCCATTTTTTATTTGTGTAGTGCTCTGGATTTTTCCAATCAACAATTTTCATTCAATGCATCTCTTTTTTATTTCTTTTTTTAATGTTAGTCATATTCAAAGTGACAACTTTCCCATCGTCACTCGTGGTAAATAAATCAGGTGTTTCTTCAGTTTCATCTTGTAGATGTTCTAGCAACTGCACATAATTTTGGATAAAAAAGTCGTGTGCCTTATCTGCAAAGTCCATATCTTTTTCCATTAACGGTAACGTCGCCGCCATAATTCCAACGACATGACGAATCTGTTGCAACTCATCTATAGATAGCGCACAGCCCTCTGTACACTCTTCCACACGGGCAGAGATACTCCCTGTCCACTGATTAAACTCGTTGAAGTTAGGCTCTATTACAATTAAGAACTCTGGCTTTGATATATCAATATCCATATTTATACCCTCAGTTTTTTTAATGGAAACTTAATGAATGCAGTCGGCATATATTTTTTTAATTTTTTCTTTTCTTTAATCCACTCAGCAGGAACATCCTTATCGGCGTATAGAAATTTATGCTTCTCACACCACATGGCATACGATGTCTTTGACCCCTTTCTAATCTTCGCTTTGCTATTACTAAACACAAATCTTATGTCTAGATTAGGATGTTGTTCTTTTATGCACAAATGTTTTTTACGATCTTGGGGAGTGAACCTACCTTTTGTTTCCACAATTATTCCATTTGGCAATAAAAAATCTGGGGTATATAACCGATAAGTTAAGTCTTCCCATTCTATTTTTAAGCACTCATATTTTGCGGAGCATTCTTTTGCTTGCAAAGATAAGCGTACTTGATCCTCTAAACCTGAACGATAACCGTGTTTTAGTGCGTTAAGCCGAAGCCTTTTCTTTATACTCATCAGCTATCTCGACATATCCCACGACAGGAGGTTCTTTTGCAGAAGATGGAATTGAAGGACGTTCTATCAAAGAAGGCCAGCATTTATATCTAAATCTGCACCAGCTACAACTAGTGTCTAGAATTTTGTTACCAGTTTCTTTTTTACGGAAAGTTTCTGGAACCGCTGAGAAGCATCTTCTAAATTTGTTACTCTTCAATTCTTTAATTTTTTTACTGATGTCTTTTAATATAGTCTCTTTTTCGACAGCCATGTCAAACGCAGAAATATATTTGTATTCACCTGTAGCTTTGTTGATTACCCACCAGCCTCCGACATCGACACCTAACGCCTTAGAGTATCCAGCTAACTGTCCTACATAGCCAAAGGCATCATGTTCCTTGAGCGTTTGATAATTAACAAATTTATTTTTGTACGACCACGGCGATGCTGATTTAATATCATCAACTTTTTTATCTAATATAAGATCGTGTGTGCCATGTATTTCAGTGCCGTCCAACTTTAGCGAAGACGTAAATCCATCACTAAAATCCACACCCGCCTCAGTCAATACTCCTTTAAAGACTGCTTCCACGATGTCTCCTATAATCATGTTCATCAGGAAGTTGGCGGGGGGATCAACACCGTCCTCTGGACGATTCTTTTCAAACCATAACTGACAGTATGGTCTTCCAATGTTCGACATTCTGAGAGTAAAAACACGCTTTTCACTATTGAATTGTTTATTCATAGCGTCACCAACGTCCTTGATGATGCGTGCTATTGTGCTATCTAACATACCTCTTTTGTTATTACGCACATCTTCCAGATATCTGTGTACTTTGATTTCGGCAGAGTGATTCATACAATCTACTCGTCAGATATATCTAAGAATTCGTTGACTATTTCCTCATCATTTTTAGACACCTTACCAGAGGATTCAGTAATCACGTATTCATTATAATTCTGTATCCAAGTAAGAAAATCATTGAACTTCTGTTGACATGCGTCATCCAATTCGATGGATTGCGTTAGATCTAACTGATAGGTAGGGACATAGTACGTAACCGCTCCCTTGTTGCTTTCACCTAACTCTGTTGCACAGTCTATCCAGTGTTGAATTGAAAGACGTTTATTCTTAGCCATATGATTGATCGGTTCACCAAGTCGTTTGAATCCATCTTTGTTATCAATCTCCCAAATAAAAGGCTGAACGTCTATGTCTACTTCTTCTCCGTTCTCATCTAGCGGGTTTATCAGTTCGACTTCCCCAAGCAGGACACGGACTCTTTTGATCGTTCCGATGAAATCCCTTTCTTTTTCAGGGAGACTTGCGAAGTCTTTTATGAAACCTGCTGGCTTACCACAGTTGTAGCCCCCGGATGTATCGACTAAATCGGAATTGAGATTTTCTGCCATGACTGTTTTTACATAAGCATCTTTAGCTGTCTCGGCTTTCTCATCGTATCGCTTGTACATAAAGCGTTGAACAAAGACTCTGATCTTTACTTCCGATGCGTAGATAAAAGTCTTATCTGGCAGTTCTAGTCGGTACGACCCCGCTGGAACAACCTCGACATTTTTGATTTTGCCTTTGACCTCAGTCTCTCCCATGATCGACTTGTGCCAAATACGTAAGCGGGGCAAGGTAGATGATTTGGCGGGGGCTTTGTCCATGTCTGCGACCATGCCCATCGCTTGCGCTAGTTCAAAGTAATTATCGGATTGTACGCTGACTAATTCATTAGACATTAGCAACCTCCTTTTGCTCTAGCCAATTATATCCTATTTTTGCCTCCAATAAAAGAGGCACATTCATTTTTATTTTAAACCTGTCCAGAATAATTTTATGTAAGTCCATGTTGATCGACTTGATGATTGCAAGCACAGACTCGGTCTCTTTAGGATGCACATCAATCACTACGGAATCATGCACTGAATTTACTAGAACAGATTTTAATTTTTCGTCGTTCAATCGATTGTGGATAGCAATCAAAACAGTCGGCACAATATCTGCGGTGGCAAAAGATTGCACTGGATAATTTTTCACAGCCGTGAAGTTTGTGATCGTGCCATTAGCTCGTCTTTGAACATCTGGGAAGCAGAACTGTCTTCCACTCGGCGTAGTAATTTTACGATGCGTCAAAACTTCCTTTGCTAATTCCTTATGCCATTTAGTAATACCTTTATATTTTTCTGTGAAGTGTTCATAGTAGCGTGCTTCTGCCGCTGTACGTCCGTATCCTGTCGCCCCATACAACGGACTAAAGGTATGCGCCTTACTATCTTGTCTGCTAATAGGTTGACCAGCTTCAGAAATGATCTTCGCTGTGTAGGCATGGACATCAAACCCTTCTGTTACTTCCTTTATTGCAACTTCATCTTGTGACAGAAAGGCCGCAACCCGGAACTCCAACTGCGCAAAATCAGCCTCGACAATTTGCCCCCGATCCCATCGAGACACAAAGACTTTCTTAATGGGGAACGTGCTCCCCCTTGGCATATTCTGCATGTTTGGATCACGCCCACTGAAACGGCCTGTAGCTGTCATGTGCTGAGTAAGGCGAACATGAAGTCTGCTATCACTTTTAGTGAAATTAAAAATACCGTCAACGAAACTAGATAAATATGTATCCAACGCCGAAAGCCGCCGCATGTTCGATAAAAATAAAGCGGCCTCTTCCATTCCCCGTTTGGTAACCACATCTTCCAAATACTCCAAATTAGTTTTACTTACGCTGAATCCGTTAGCACTGTGCCATGCGGCAGTAGGTGCTGTGATTTTCAGCCCTGCTAGTTTATCTAACTTATCTAATACATAACCCTCTCCTTCGCACACACTACAATTTGATGGCTTCTTAAAATTTTCACCATTCTTTTTCTTTTTAAAATACGACCCAGTGCCGTCACACGCTAAACATTTTTTCGCTTTCGTTCTTCGTATAGGCACGGAGTGCGAATTGACAAACTTGCGATACGCATCCGGTTTCATTCTAGAATCATATTTTTCTGACCACAATTTTTTATCAATTGGTTTTCTAGAGTAGATGACCCAAGACAACTGTTCAGGGGAGTTTAAATTGATTGGGGTGTCCCCCATCAAGATGCTGACTTGCTCTTTCAATCCCCGCTCAAGATCTGTCTTCTCCTGTATAAATTCATCTCTGACCTTTTCTAACTCTTTCAGATCAACCTTAAAACCTGTGCAGTAAATTTTGCATAGGACAACACAAGTCTCCATTGTCAGTTGCATCACTGTGTCGAGATCTTTATTTGCAGGACTTTGTAAATCTCTGCACTGATCTTTGTACAGTGCGTTTGTCGTCAATAAATCGTAGTACAAGTACTCTTTTAATTGTTCATACGGAATCTGATCGACCGTATATCCGTCTTTCAAATACTGTTTCAAAATATCTTGCTTTTGATATTGCAGTTGTCTCCGTTCAGCGACTGCCTCTAAAGAGAGAGATTGCTTTATACTTTTTTGCAACACTT